AGTCCAAGTTCACGTTACCATAAATGGTTGGGTTGGATTGAGAGATGATGATGCGTTCAAGTCCGTTGGCAATCTCTGTGCGTTCATGCGGCATGGAGTTCATGCGCTGAATAATTTTGTCCCGATTTGGATGGCTATACAGACGGGTGTACAGCTCAGACTTGGTAATGTAATATTTTTGAATCAGGGCTTCTTGTCGGTCTGTGTAGGTAATGTCCTCACGCAACACGCCGACGCAACCAGGCTCGACCATGTACGGGTGAATCCCGTTTTGCATAATCATCTTGACGTAGGTTGTACCGTACACCAGCGCCCATGTGGTGGCGGTAGAAAAAACTTGGTCAGCGTTGCTATTGAGCCACTCATTTTTGAGGGCTTTTGTCAGCACGGGAATCTTGCGGTGTTCGTTGTCGGGGATAGACGCACCCAAATTGATTGAGAATCGGGTGGTCTCTGCCGAGTACAAGAACGACGTTACTTGGTCTAAATGCGGAAAAATTTTGTTGTACAGTGCTGGCGCTTCGTCAGGACCGTTACCAAAGAGATACCAGTTACGCAAGGAGGCGTAGTCAACTTTGCGTGAGTTCAAAGAGACTTCGCACTTGTAGATGATGTCCCGATAGAACTCATCTCTGTCTAGCATCCCCTTTGGTATTTTCATTTCTACTCCGCATTACTGTTTATCTTCAAGCCTTCATGGTCAATTTGAGTACCTGCACCTGGCTTGGGTGGCACAAATTGTCCAACACTTCTTGGCAAAACGCTAACAGATTCGTCTTTTACTGGCTTGAATTGCCCGTTCATGACGGATTGCAAATTAATATTACCACCATTGCCCCACATTGCACCAGATAGGCGCTCTTGGACCAATTTTTCTTCTTGCATCTTGTTATTGTGATTCAAAGCCTCTGTTGCTTGCTCAAATTCTTTGTCAGAGAGCTTATTTTTGCGTTTTAAGTAGCCAGTTTGGTGTTCACCTGCTTTTGTGGACTTGATGTCGGTCATATCAAACTCCATCGCCAATTGTTTTAAATTTTTGTCCGTCGCTTTAGTCTTGTCGGACTTCATAGCCACTGGTTTTAAGAAAACCACGGATAAATCGCCCTTACAAAACTTGATAGGACACTTTGCCTCCATAGATTCAAAGATTCCATGCTCTGAACAACAATAATCTTTCAAAACACCCATTTTTCACCCCTCTTAGTTAGTCTTCACACAAAATATTGCCAAAATTCTTGTAATCATGCCTGTTGATAGGCTTGTTTTGCACCTTAAACCCCTCGTTAGTAAGCACTAACTTACTTGTAGGGATTAGTGGCTGGACAGCTTCTTTCCTGTAATCAGGGTAAGTCTCGTTCGTGTGTTTCTTCATAACCCGAATGCGCCCCTGTTTCCAGTGTTTGTAAGCCCTGTTTAAGCCTCGCTGTGTGTCTTCGCTCATTGGGTAACGCTCTTCTTTGATGACGTACAAGAACAAACGCTCGGAAATACCCGCCAATTCGCAGAAATTTTTGATAGAGATGCCTCTGTCTTTGTCCATCAAAAACCGTTTGAGTTCTTTTTTGAGTTCTTGTTTAGATAGGTCTTCCATCTTTGCCACCATAAACGCCAATTGCTTTCAAATAGTTGGATACGTTTTTGCCCACTGCAATCTGTTCAGGGGTGTATTCGTCTTGTTTAAGTGAAATTTGACGGGACAGACGCATAGCAATCAAGCGAGGTTGCACTTGCTCTGCCCACGCAATGGTCGCCAGTGCTGTTGCAATCACACGGTCATCCTTACCCCGCCCAGGTGCGCCAATGAACCCGTCTTCACGCACAATGCCTTTCATCTCTTCTAGCAATTCCATGCTGAAGATGCCCATCATGTTGCGTTCAAAGTAGTCTTTCATGTAAGACAACATACGCTCTTTAGATGATGAGGTAGTCAAGAAGCCGATGGAGTTAGACAGACCGCCCATCGTGTCGTTACGTCGCCAGATGTAGTTTTGCATTGACCCCAACACATCCATCATGTCGGTAGCAATCTTGCCATCCATAGCGGATGCCAAGCGTTTTAGGTTACGCAGCTCGTTGATGACCGCCTGACCTGGACCGTTGACTTCTAAGTTCAGCGTCGAGTTTTTATATGCACCTGCAAGGTGGGCGATGACCCACGCAAATTGGTAGGTGTTGAGTTCCGAGGTTGCAAACTCTGCCACTTGGTCAAGACCGTCTGCATAAACACGAAACACCTGGATGCAGAATCGGTCTGCCCAATCTGAGCTTCCGTATGCTGGGTCTGCACCAATAACGTAGTAAGCAGTGTCAACGGGTTGTTGCCAGATTCTGAGCGTTGCCAGCCTGTCTGAAGAAGGCAAACACTCTGTGTCTTGGAAGAGTTGTCCGAAGGCATACCTGTAACATTCATAGCCCATGCTCTTTGCTGATTTCGCTGCGTCCGTACAGCGAGAGTTAGAAAAGAAAGATGTTCCCGTCATCACGAAGGCGTAATCCTCCGTGGGTGGGAATTCTTGATACATCAGGGTTTCATCCTTGATGCCCTCCGCCATCTTCCAGCGCCACCAAGCCATCTGGCGTGAATTGATTTCAACGCCGTACAGCTTTTTGATTTCCTTGACCCACTCTTTTTCTTCTGACTTGAGCTTGCCATCCCAGTACACCTTGTACTCTTTGGAGTCAGCTTCAACGGAATAATACTCGTTGCGCCACCAGCCACAAAAAATGGCTCTCTGTGTACGGGCACGTTTGGCAGTCTTGTACATATCGTGGAACATATTGAACCCCTGCGCCGTGGATTCAAAGATGTACAGACGCTGCGGGTTTTTCTCCGCAAGAGAGGCAATCAGTGAAGCTAGACCTTCGTCGTTGCCCCAAGACGCTGTTTCAGTTGCGTGTAAATATGTAATAGCTTTACCTTGACCCAATCGAGATTTGTTACCAGCGATTTGGTAAAAGATTCGTGACCTGTTTTTGAGGACCATTTGATTGCGGTTGTGAGCAACCAAAGGAATCTTGTACTCCTTGGGTAAACCGTCAAGATACATTCCCAGAGTTGACCTGAACATATCTCGGTTTTCTTCAGTATCGGAGACAAGAGTGCCCTGCCAGCCAGGATGAGTAAATTGCCAATACAAATCAAGGGCAAGGCTAACAGTAGTAATACCCAACTGACGACCTTTAAGAATGACGAAGAAATGGACATCTTCTTTCAACCCTTTATCTATTTCTTCCATCACATAGGTTTGAGTCCCCAGTAGGCGACCCATCTTCTTGAGACCTTCTTCTTTGGTCTCAATTTTTAGCTCTGAACAGAACTTATAAAATTTTTGCAGGTCAAAATTCATGACGACAAGGCTTGAAGCGTTCTAAATTGAATGTGCCTTCTTGTATTGACTTACAAGTGTGGGCAAAGAACTCTGCATTTTGTGGCATACGACCTTGATACAAGTGGAATATCCCGCCCTCAAAGTGCGTACCAATTCCATATTCCCCGTAGGTGTGCAGCTTCCAGATGCCTTCTGCTGGCGCTTTGAAGTAATGCGTGGGGTACAAAGTCTTGTAGTTAATCCTCATCATCTCTGCCGCATAGCTAACGTTCTCGGCTACGTCAGACTGTTCAGTCTCCATGAAGGTGGGCTTATTCATCTTGACCCAACAAGCCTTGGAGATGGCATAGAAAGCTGGCGCAGCAAAGATGTGAGAGTAAGGAGGAATGTGGTTGCTGGCTTGGGCAATCCCGATGAATGTGCCGTGCTGCATCACCCATGCAATCGCCTTGTCCACAACGTCTTTGTTGGTAGGCACACAGTCGATGTCCAAGAACAACACAACATCAGCATCAGTGTTTTCCATAATGTTGTCCATCCACAGACCGTGACGAACGTTTTGGATGGTGTAGTTGACTGTCAGCCCCAAGTGTTTGCACACATCGGTATGCCCTTTGACAATCTTAGGGTCAACAGATGTCCAGGCTAGGCAGTGAATCTCAGCTCGCATATACGTCCTTGTAGTTGTAAACCTTCATGCCATCCCCTTTGTCCATCAACACTCTGGCGTGGTCAGGGATAGGCTCATTGTTTTGTTGGTAATGAAATGCCAGTGTGGTGGTGTAGTTCACCGTAGGCTTGAGAGACCTAGCCACCTTGACCTGAGACTGCTGGACAACCTGCCACAGAACTCGGTCATCAATGATGCACAGCTCTAGTGGCTTGAACATCCAGCTTGCCAGTAAAGGAAACGTCTTGCGGCTAAACAAAAAACAGTTGGTGTCGTTGAATGCCTTACCGTCAGACTCAGAATCTACAGCCATGAATGACCCATCTAACCTGTAGAGGTTTCGTGGGCAAGTCACGATGTCACTGCCGCTTTCTTTCAACACCCCCACCATTGTGATGATGTGGTTAGGCTCATACCAGCAGTCGGCATCCAAGTAAGCAATAGCGTCATAGCCCTGCGCCCAAGCTACCGCAGAGGCTACCCCACGGGGCGTGTCACCAAAGTCAGCACACTTGGGCACACTCATCTGCTGAATCCGCAAGGGTAGCTCACTGGGTGAGCCATCTGCCACCATAAAGTGGGTGATGTCCTTGTAGGTTTGGTGGATGACGCTCTGATAGCAGCGAGACAACACCTCTGGTGTCTCATTGTGATACGGCGTGATGACTGCTACCCTCATTTGATTCCCAAGTAGTTACGCACTTGGTCAAGGACGTTAAGTTGTTCAGGGCTATACATCTTCTTGGCTTCTTCAGGACTTCCCCATTGGTTGAAGGTGTATCCCCTAAAAATCTCTGGCAAGCCCGTCATTTGAAACCATTGGTCATACGGTCTAGTCTCACCAAGGTTTTCAACGTGGTATTTATATCTTTCTTGCATAGAAGCAGGGTCTAGCAAGTTTTGAAACTGCTGATAGTAAGCCGCCAGCTTTGGGTCTTGCGTCACAGCATAGTGACTCACATAGTCGCCAAGGATGTCCAATGGACTTGTTGCTGGGTTAAACACTTCAATCGCAGCTTGCTTACCTTGTCCCCAAGCAGGGATGTCCTCACCCTGGTAAGACTCCAACATATATTCTGGGTTTTCTTGGGGCGTATATTTGTAAGCAATGTCTTTGTCAGCAAGGTAAGGATATTGCTGTTTTGCTTTCTCAAAAACCATCGCACCCAATACGTCATTGTCATCAGCCATTACTTCATCTCCTCAAGATTCCAATCTGCAATTGTTACCGCCACCTTTTTGTTTCTCGCACAGCTAATCAGCTCTTTGTAAAACAACTCCGAATACGTTTGCCGCCACTCAGCCGCCA